TTCCGCTCTTGGTTCCTCAAGAAAAACCCGCAGTGCGCGGTCAACTACACTCCACGCAATCCCTCCATCCTCGTCCCATGACTCTTAAACGAGAAGACCTCACCAAGATCATCGGCGACATCGACCAAGCTGACGCTGACGGCAGTCAGTATCAGCAGCGGAAGGTCAAAAACTTCAACACCCGCTACTGCATCTGGCCCGGGCAAACGGATGACGGCCGCAAGCACCAGAGCGCTTATGGCCAGAAGATTTTCCCTTGGGAAAATTCCAGCGACGTAAAAATCTTTCTCAGCGAGCAGATCATCCGCGAGCGCGTCATATCCCTCGTCAACGCATTCTTCAAATCCCGCGTGCAGGTCCAGCCGGTCGAGTCCATGGACATCGACAAGCGCAACGCCGCCGAGAGCGTGCTCAAGTGGCTCCTGTTTTCCCACTGTCTTGATGACCTGCGCAGGGAAGTCCGCCTCGCTGCTGAGATGCGCGAGACCTACGGCCTTGCCATCATGGCCATCGACTGGGAGCAGCAGACCCGCGTTGAGATCAAGAAGTTCACCATGGAAGAGGCCATGATGATGCTGCAGGAAAGCCAAGATCCCAACCTGCAAGCGCTCCTCGAGGTCATCCTTGACCCGGAGCAGGAAGAACTCGCCGCACAGCTCATGGGCGAAATTATCCCAGAGCTAGGCACCACGACCAAAGTCCGCCAGTTCCGCGAAAAGGGCGAAGTCGAATGGGAGCAGCCCTACATTTTCAGCAGCAAGCCGGTCGTGCGTTCCCTGGAACCTTGGGAGGACATCATCTTCCCGATCCAAACGGACTCCATCCAGCGCGCCCCCTTTGTCGCCCGCCGGGAACTCCTCAGCGAGTTTGAACTCCGCGAGCGCGCCACCTTGGAGGGCTGGGACAGCGAATGGGTCGAGCGCGCCGTCAAGCACAAGGGCGAGCTAAAGCGCATCCACCTCAACATCCATCGCAGCGACAACTTCCTCTTCGAGCAGCTCCGCGACCTCATCGAAGTCTGGCACGTCTACAAAAAGGAGCACGACGACCGCACCGGCGCCACCAAAGTCACCAGAACGGTGCTTTCGTACAACATCACTGACAGGCCAGCGCTCCATGAGTTGATGCCTTACGACCACGCGCAGTATCCCTTTGTCGAACTCCCGCGCGAACGCAACACCCGCCCGCTGCTTGAGTCCCGCGGCATCCCTGAGATCGTCAAGACCGCCCAAGAAGAGATCAAGGTGCAGCGCGACTTCCGCGTAGACCGCGCATCCATCAGCATCCTCCCGCCGCTCAAGACGCCGGCCGCCCGCGGCAAATTCGACCTCGTCCTCGGTCCCGCGATGCAGATCCCCGAGCGCCGCCCCGGAGAAGTGTCGTGGATGGCCCCGCCGCCGTTCGACCAAGGCAGCATCGAAGTCGAAGCCGCCACCCGCGCCGACATCGACCGCTACTTCGGCCGCATGACCGAAGCCGTCAACCCCAACATGGCGATGCTGCACATGCAGGAGCTGGTCGATAGCTGGCTCATCGACATGAAGCTCGTGATGGCCCAAGTCATGGCCCTCAGCCAGCAATACATGACCCCAGAAGAGGTCGCCCGCATCACCGGCAACGAGCAGCTCCAATTCAACGCATCGCCCCAAGACATCCGGGGCCGCTTCGACATTACCGCCGAGTTTGACGCGCGCCTCCTCGACAACGAAGCCCTCGGCGCAAAGCTCGACTACTTGGCCAAAGTGCTCGTCCCGCTCGACAGCTTCGGCGTCATCGACCGTGCCGGCTTGGTCAAATACATGTTCCAAGCCGTTGACCCGAATCTCGCCGGCCTCTTGGTCCAAGACATCGGCGCCGCCACCGCCGCCGAGCAAGAAGACGAACAAACCGCCTTCGCCAAAATCGCCGCAGGCACCGAACCCCCGCTCAAGGAGGGCGGCCAAAACGCGCAGGTAAGACTGCAAACCTTGCAGCAAATCATTCAGTCCAACCCCGCCGTCCAACAGCGCTACGCCCAAGACGAAATCTTCCGCAGCATGATCGACGCGAGAGCACAAGCCTTCCAGTTCCAGCTTCAACAACAGCAAAACGCCGTCATCGGCCGCACCGGCGCCCAACCCGCGCTGCAAAAGATGGCGCAGGAACAGCAACTCGGCATGACCGCCCAGCCCGCCGCTTAATTTATAGCGAAGTTAATAGGTTTACAAAGAAAGACTAAACTCCGTGCATCCCAACGTCTCAGTCAGAAACATCGCCGGTCTCAACATACCGCAGCACAACGCGGTTGAGCTGAATTACGTCAGCACGACAAACAATCTCTCCACGGTGGTCTACAAAGAAGGCACCCAGACAGTCGCCACGCTCACCTTCACCTATGTCGGCGGCACGCCGTCCTCGGATGACGCCAAGATCGCCACAGTGACCCGCTCTTAAATCTCCAATTTCTAATTTGCAATGGGCTTCGCCTTCAATCCGTTTACCGGCAACTTCGACCTCAAGGGGTCTGGAGGCGGCGGCGGCGCTGCCTTCTTCGCTGGCGAAGTGGCAACCTATGCGGACCTCCCGCTCGACGGATCGGCCGCGCTGGATAGCCGCTGGCTCGTCCGGTCGAATTCCGGAACGTGGCCTTTCTCGTCCTACAAACAAGCCGGCGTGTATGTCCGTAAAGCCATCGTCGGCGCCTCCCGCGACAACGACTACCAGCTCACCGACACGTCCTTCTTCGACGTGATGAGCGACAGCGCATTCCTCCTCTACGACGGCGCCGACGCCACCAAAAATCTAAAGTTCCAACTCTCCGGCATCACCTCGGGCCAGACGCGGACCTTAACCGTCCCCGATGCCTCCGGTAAAATCGCCCTGCAAAGCGAAGCCTACGACTTCTACTACGCAACAGCACCGTCTGGAGCCACAGGCGGCTCTGGCTCCGTCTGGGTCTGGAACATTCCGTCATGGTCTACGATGCAAGTCATCACAATGATCGGCGCGGGCGGCGGCGGCGGCAGTGGGCGCGTCGGCGCTTCCGGTGCGGTTTGCGGCGGCGGCGGTGGCGGGGGCAGCGGCGCTTATGGCACGTTCAAAACTCGTATCACGGGTGGAGATCAGATTGAAGTTTTGGTCGGCGCAGGCGGCGCGGGCGGTGCGGCGGCTGGCACGGCCATAGGCAACGGATCAGCCGGAACGGTAGGCGGCGACACTTATGTCAAATGGGTTACGCCAAACATTACGCTGCGCCTCGGGGCTGCTTTTGGGGCAGGAGGCGGCGGCACGGGCGGTGGCAATGCCGTTCTTGGCTCCAATGGAACGGCAGGAGTAACAACCGCCGCCACCATACTTGGCACGGGTGGCAATGGGGTGACGGGCAACGCGGGCAGCTTGGTCGGCAACGCTGGTGGTGGTGCCAACAACAACAGCACGCAAGGCGGCAGAGGCGGCGGATCCATCGACGCAACACCAACGGCATATAATGGCGGAGCACTGTTGGGCGGTTCCTTTACAGACATGCGTGAATCTTTTCTTTTGCCCAACCTCTCGCCAAGAATCGGCACAGGCGCAAAGGGTGGCAACGCCTCAACAACCGCCAACGCACAAGCGGGAGACAACGCTGGTGGGCTTGGCGGCGGTGGCGGCGGCGGTGGTGCGGCGCTTTCTGGATTTTTAAGTGGCGCTGGCGGCAACGGAGGCGACGGCTTTGTCCGCATCAACTGTTACTGACATGAACTCACTCGCCATCATCCGCGAATCAGACGGCAAGGTTGTGACCTTTGTTCGCCCCGACCAGCCGCAGGGGTGGAAGCCGCCCGCAGGCACCCGCGCCATTCCCGACACCGAGCTTCCTGCCAACTGGGAGCAAGCGGAAGAAGTCAACACCTCCGAGCCGATCACCGCCGAAGAACACCTCCGCAGTGTCGGCCTCGCGGGCGACCGCCAGCCCACACTTTTGTATCTGCGCCAAAGCCTCACCGCCACAGGCAAAACCTGCGCCGAGCTGGACGCCATCGAGCAATACTTGCAGCAGATCCTCGCCATCTTCGCGTCCGATCCAAGCCCCCGCAACGACTGGCCGCAGCCGCCCAGCACCTTCGAAGCCGCCGTCCAAAGCGCCATGCAAACTCTTAACCCCTTAGTGCCTTAGTGTCTCCGTGAGAACTGTAACTCTTCAGTCTATTTTGTTACGCGCATGGCAACGTGTCGGCAACGACGCCAGCACCATCGACGCCATCCCATCCGGCGCAAGAACCATGATGGTCGCCGCCGCCAACGAACGCATCGCCGACTGCTGGGAGTGGGCCGACTGGCCAGAACTCATGCGCGTCGAAGAACGCACCGTCGAAGGCAATGACACGACCGGCTACTTCATCCCCTACGAGCAAACCGGCGAGACCGCCATGGGGCAAGTGTTTGGCGTCCTAAGAGACAGTCCTGCAACCCACGTTTCGCCTCGCGCCATTGGCTATACGCTCCTCGGAGATGCCATTCGCTTCCCCGAAGACACCGACCTGCCAACTACCGTCTGGGTCAACTTCCGCATCCGCCCGACCGAATACAGCGCCAGCAACCTCACCGCAACAGTGCCCGCCGTCATCGCAAAAGCAGTCGGCTACCTCCTGACCTCGGATCTGCAAACCGAGGACGGACAACTGGACAAGGCTCTCGCCATGGAACAGATGGCCGAGTCCGAGCTGATCTCGCAGCGGGACAAATATTATTTCCAACAGGGCCAACCCAGCATGTGGACCGCCCGCGTCAACCAATACTAATCCTATGAACCCTAACGTCAGAACAACGAACAAAGCCAACGGCGTCCGCCTCATCTCCGACACCACGGCC